GGGAACTGGCTGAAGATGACTCAGAACCTTTTATCCACAAGCACTCTCTGGTCTCCGATTGACTCTATTGTTTTTACCTCAGCCCTACTCCCGGTTCAGAACGAGGCATCTGCTCCTCCAAATGTGCTCGGCTCTAAGAACACTGGTATATCGGCGGCGACAAGTAAGTCTGCCTTCACACCTACGATTACGGATGTTGCTCTGGACTTATCGGCAGACCCAGCCGGTTATAGAAAGATGATTTACTACGCCCCTTCGGCAGAGTATAGAATGTGCGACTTCCAGAACTCTAAGTTTGACATCCGCAATATTGATGTTCAAGTCTTCTGGAGAAATCGTCTGGATAATCAACTCTACCCGGTCTCTATGTTTAATCTCTCCAGCGTTTCCATTAAGATTATGTTTCGCAAGAAGGAGTATTCTGCTAAGTCCGAGCGTAGTTCATACTAACCGCCCTTCCCCTAACAACTCAAAAACGAGCAACATTGTCGCCCGTTTTTTATTTGTCCCGGTATAATATAAGATGAGTGCCGACATCCAGAAGGAAGCCGTGTTTGACGACCGCATCGTTCAGAGCCGTCCCCGCTACGCCGTTGAGAAAGGTGCTTTGTCCCTTACTAACGCTCCTTTTAACGCAATCGCTGCGACTGCCTCACAGATGACCTTTAATGTGTATGTTCCTTCTGAGAATGTGTTCGTTGATAGGGCGTTGCGTTGGTCTGCGACTGGTCGTTTCCAGATGACAGTTACTTCTCCGGCCACCGGCACGACTGCGGGAGACCCAATCGTAGTCCCCGGTCTTGACTTTGCGACCTCGTCTTTCCCTCTAAACTATCTCTGTCAGACGATGACGGCCACGATTAACGACACTACGGCCGTGATTAACTCCCAAGATGTTCTGCTTGAGGTGCTTCGCCTAACTGACTACAAGAAGAACTTGCTCCAGAGAACTTGCCCTACGATGCTTGATAAGTATCAGTCCAACTACCTTGCGGATGGTGCGGTGAATAACCCTCTCAGTGGTTATGCGGATGCGGTGAATGACGATGTGGTTGGAAACGGCTCTTTCCTCGGCTTCAACTTCACGGACAACACCGGCTCAGTCCTTGTAGGCACGGCCACTCCGGCATACGCTGGTGCTTCGTTTGATATGGCGAACGGTGTCCCCACTTGGCCTTCAACGACCGCAACGGCTCAGACTGTGGTTCTCTACTTCTCCATCACAAGCACGGAGAAACTGGTTCTCTCTCCCTTCGTGTTTGCGGATGACTGTGAGTCCGACACGGGTCTCTTCGGCATCAACAACATCCAGTTAGTGATGAACTTCAAATCCACGGGTGCGAGTGGCTCTCTCCGTGTTCTCAAGACGCTCGGCAATCAAGGCACTAACAATGTAATCAGCAATGTAGTCTTCAACTCTGGTGCGTCTGGTGGTGTATGGTCTAATCCCGCACTGAATGTTCAGTTCCTCACTCCTTCTCTGGATGTGCCTCTCCCTCCCAAGTCTGTCGTGCCTTATATGGAGTTCCCTCGTTATATCACACAGTCTCAGAACGGCTCTATCAACGCATACGGTAGTCCCAACGGTTATGTTCAGCAACTCCAGTCCCAGACAATCACTCTTCCCCAGATTCCCGACCTACTGATTATCTATGTGAAGGCGACACAGTCCGGCACTGCTCCAGACCCTCTTGACCCCTCATACTGCGATGCTTACCTCCCTATTGCGTCTCAGTTCAACTCTTCAGTGAAGAACCCTCTCTCTATCAACTTTGACAACTTCTCCGGTCTGCTCTCTTCCCACACAACGGAGGAACTCTACCAGATGTCCGTCAGCAACGGTCTTGAGATGGACTGGAATCAGTGGAGCGGTCTTGCTCGTAGTCAAGGGGCAGTCCCCGCTTCTACGGCAGCCGGAGCGTTGTCTGCTCCTTACCCCGGCTATGTGAGTGGTGCGTGGCGACCTCTGTCTGGTGGCTTCCTTGTCCTCAAGCCTTCTAAGGACATCACGCTCCAGTCCGGCCAAGCCCCTTCCCTTGTAGGCAACTTCACTCTCCAGTTTAACCTCCAAGTGGTTAATACCTACCCTTTTGCGGTTCAGCCCACTCTGTATGTCATTACGGCCAACAGTGGCTTCTTTGAGTCCATCCGTGGCTCATCCCGTATCATCAAGGGTGTTCTCTCCGAGCAAGACATCATCTCCGCTCCAGTGGCCTCCGCTCAGACCCACGAAGGCCTCAAGCGTCTTGTTGGAGGCAAAATCTCCTTCGGTTCTCTTGCGAATGTGTATCACAAGGCTAAGGAGATTTATGAGAAGACGAAGCCCGTTGTGTCAGCCATCAAGAACGCCCTCCCGAGCGAGGGGTATGCTGGTAAGGCCAAGGGTGCTTTGGGTGCGGTAGGCTACGGCACGGGTGCTGGTAAGAAGGGTCTCTCCGCTCGTCTGGTGATGTAAGAAGCGTGTAAGCGGGTGTAAGCGTTTCCGATGAAATATCTAATCTTTGCCCTTAGTAAGGCCAAAGGTAAGATAAAATAAAACACAACAGTATATAGAATGTCCGGCGTAACTGACCTCAAGACGGCAACGGGGAATGCTATGACTGGAGAGATTACCCTCTTGACGACACAACCGGCTCTCCTCGGTATTAGTAATACTCCGGGTGCTCCTTACACGATTAACTTCGCTCCAGTTGCTGGAGGAACTAATACAGTTGCTGGTAAGAATGGAGATGTCGTATTTACTGCTCCCGACGGGTGTCTGAGTTTCACTCCAGATGCTATAAGTTCAGCAGTTAAGTTTAATGCTTACAACTCTACCTCTAACACATCTGGTCTTGTTGCTAATAACATAAGTGGGTCTCTTGCTTGGAATACATCCAACGCTTATGCGGTAGGTGCGGTCGTGATTGATAGTGGCTCAACTTATGTGTGTCTCACGGCACAACCCGCATCATCTCCAGCACCTACTAATGGAGCGAACTGGCAGAGTATCGGCGGTGGAGGTGCTGGTGGAGGCAACTGGTCTTACAAGGGTGCTTGGGTTGCGTCAAATGCCTATGTTGTGAATGATGTTGTCTTTGACACTAACCTAGGCAATGGCGATGCGACTAATATTGGATATATAGCATCAAGCAATATCCCAGCATCAAGTAATGCTCCTTATACAACTGCGGGACAGACTGCGGGTTGGCTACCTTATTTTAACAATCAACTCGTAGGCTTCAATAATGGTTCAAATGCCTCTAACCCGTCTTACACAAGTATTCTTTCTATGTCTGGATTGTCGGGTGCTCCTCCTCCAGCGGGTAGTAATGGGGGTTTTATGTGGGCGGTAGAGAATAACGATGGTGGCGTTTATGGCGATTTCGGTGCTGGGAGATTTGTAGTGGCGGGTCTCAACAGTGGATTAACTCCCTCTGGAAGTAATACTCTCCCCTTTATTACTACAACGGGTAATGCGGGTTCAAATATCCAGTTGTCAGTCAATAGCGGTGGAGCATTACCCGTTAATATCGTAGGAGGTCTAACTGTGGATGGTGTCCCAGTGGCTACTGGAGGCAACTGGTCTTATAAGGGTGCGTTTAACACAACTGTTGCGACCCTCTACGCCCTCAACGATGTAGTGTTTGATAGTGTTAATATAGGAGATACTTACATTTGTATTCTCGGCTATACAACAACTGTTCCTACACCTACTCCCCCTTCGGCTAATGCTACGAACTGGATACTCTTCGCTACACAAGGTGGGGCTAGTGGTAGTTCCCTTACGAATGGAGGTTCTACATTGAGTATTGACGGAACTGGTGGTCTATTATTCACAACTACTAATGTAGCATCAAATACTAACACTATTTCCCTTTCTACTACAGTTCCTACGACTACACCGGGAGCGTCTGCTGGTGCGATTACTGTAAATAGTGGTGCTACTATTGGGCTTACGAGTGTTAATAATACAACTATAGTAGCAACTGACCCAACGGCACAACTGACATTAACCGCTCCCCTTAAAATAAATCTTCTAACATCTTCTACTGGTAGTATTGTTGCTGGGTCAGTTGCTGCGAGTTATTCTACTGGAAATGTATTGTTTAATGCGGATACTTGGAACGACCAAGCGGGGTATATAAAAGGCTCTGTAGTTCAAGAGACGGCTGGAGGTGCTTCGTATGTATGTATTACGGCAGTAGCCCCTAATACAACTCCTCCATACAATCCAGCCCCTTCTGCGACTCCGGCTGATTGGCTTCCTCTTGGTGGTGGAGGAGGCACGGGTAATATGACATATACTCAAGCGGATTTCACTTGGGCTGGGTCAAACGCTTATGCGATTGGTGATATTGTATCTGACACTAATAATGGTGTGTATGTCGCAAAACTCGCAAACTCTAACGCCCAGCCCTCCTCAAATGTAGCCGACTGGCAGTTAATCGGTTCTACAAATCTTTCAAGCGGTAGTGGGATTACTGGTATAACAATCAATGGAGGAACATCATACCCTACATCTGGTTCTGTCATTAACTTCATACCCGGTGCTGGTATTACGATGTCAAATAGTGGAACTGATATTATTAACATATCTGCTTCTGCCTCTGGAACTGGGTCGTATCTAACACCTAACTCTAATACTTGGGAATGGGCTGGTTCTAACACCTACTCAGCCACGCAAGGTATAGTTTCTTACCAAGGAGGTTTGTATGCTAATCTTGTAGCCCCTTCAAGTAATGTGCCTCCTTTTGGTAATGCTTCATCTGCTACTGAGTGGGCTGGATTAGCACCCGGTCTGGCTGTAGGCGGTTCTAATGTAGTCCCACTAGCCAATAGTGCTTCTAACGCATACGCATACTCACTCGTCGCTGGTTCAAATAGTAATGTATCAATCACAAGCACAACTCCGGGCGTTATTGCGTTTGATGCTAATATAGGATTTGATTATCCCGGTTCATCTGGTCCTATAGTTGGTCCAGCGGGTCTCTTCACTTTTCAGTCATCCGCAAGTAATATAACTATTACAAGTCCCGGTGCTGGATTAATAGACCTCAATGTGGATGCTCCCGCTATGAACTATGCGAGTCTATGGACGGCTACTGCGACATATGAGATTGACGATGTTGTCTTGTGGGGTGGGTTCAACTGGGTTGTTTTAGTGGCTACGACTGCGGGTCAGAGTCCTTTCACGACACCGGCATCTTTCCGTGAGATAGGAGCAGTCCCTACGGGTATTGCGTCAGCCGAACCGGCAAGTATGGTTGCGGGTAATATCCCTCAGAATACGAATGATGGAGCAACTGCCGTGAATGTTTGGGCTACTTCCAATGTTTATATGAAGGGTAATGTCGTAAGTTCGGACATCACGGGAGGTATGTTCCAAAGCACTACGAACCAGAATACAAGTAATGACCCCGCTCTGGATACTACGGGTGCGAACTGGGCGTTTGCGGGTGTAGCCCCACAACTCCAGAACAACCTTATAGCATACGGTAGTAATGCTCCGGGAGTATTATCTGGTGTTGTAACTACGCCCAATAATGGTAAGGCGGAGTTGTATGATTTCTTACAAGTAATGACGGCACTTACACCCAATCTCGGTAATGCTGGAGGGTGTCATATGACCTATAATGGAACTGGAACTATCAGTTATTCCGGTGGCTCTAATGCTGAGGATTTAGTTGGAGTCCAACTTTTTGACAGTGGAACATCCAATGTAGTATCGTATTCAGCCCCTTACTATTTCCCAACCCCTTACCCTATTGGAAACTCTGGGAGTGGGTCAGCAACCTTCCCGATTAATGCGTCTATTATAACCCCGGTCAATAGCAACGCAACGCAGACTTACTCATTAGCAATCTTATTCGGTAATACGCAGAGTCCTAGTGGGGGGCTAAACGGTGTTGCGTCATCTCTCACGGGTGCTTGTTCGTATTTATTCAGTCCTCAAACAACCAATCTGAGTTTGTAATGCGTTTATTTTGTTGGGCTTTAATATAGAATGTCCTCCGCCAATCTCAACACGAACGGGACTCTGCGTTGCGGGAAACTCGTCCTTGCGGGGCAGACAATCGTTCCCGGTGCGATTACGACTACGGTGCTTACCGGTCAGACTGGAGCGGGTGCGTC